GTCAAGGATAACAAGGTAGTTGTTGACATCTTTTCTCGCTTCATAGTCGTATCTCCTATTACGTGTGAATGTAATATCAGTACGGCCAAACCACTCAGAACCACAAGATTCGCGGAAGGGCGTTGCAAAACATGTTTTAGACATGTTCGGCTCACACCCGACCGCTTCTAAGGTTCCAATAAGGGTAGCCAGTGCATAATCGGGAATGATAATATCGTCTCCGAAAACTGCAACGGCTGAAGCCGTCTCAGATTCGCTTGGTGCTGTGTCGACTTTCATCGACGCGGCACAATGAAATTGAACGTGTCTACATGACGCCATTGCTAGCGCCCAAAACACGATCGTCTCCACAGGGAAGCATACAGCTGAACCCATAGGAGAAAATGCGGTAATTCTAACACGCGACTCATCAATACACATGTACTGAGACCGCGTGCAGAATAGCTGTGACCGAAGTGTGGGAACCTTTGCAAAAAGGTACCACACAAGGGCAGCTGAGACCGTGTCAGAGGCATTAGATAAATCTAACGTCGCATGACCGGATTCATAGGATGATTGACACGCAATCTGGTTTCGAGTTTGATCTCGAAAGCGGATGGAGCGTGACATCAGCCAATGATTCTCTACAAAACGCATTAAAGATTTCATTTGACCCTGCTGAAGATACTGCGTAGCAGTACTTTCAGAGGATATCAAGCGTGGACCTTTAAAGTCCTTCGGAACTAAGGAGCACTTCGTGATGGAATTATCAACCATAACGGGCGCGCCTTCGGAACAAAGGGCTCGAAAGGACTGAGACCCATATTCATGGAAGGGATACCAACGCTCGGCCCGCCTGGGCCAAGTACGGATATCCCACCGCTCGAATCGATTATAACCCTCGGAAACACCACCAGGGCCATGCCCCGGAGAGATGTCACGAAGGTTTAATCTCTTCAAGCACCTGCCGACCAGCAACTGTGCTCGTCGGAGAACGGCATTCTCACGCGGGAGCTTTAGTTTACC